TTCTTCTTATTTGTTATTTTGGAATGTAACATAAATTATTTTTATACAAACCTTTATAAAGCGCTTGAAATAGCGCTTTTTCTTATGCTTAAAAGAGGAAAAAAGAAGGGAGTCAAGACGAGAATGCACCGAGAGAAAATAGAACTAGAAAAACTGAAGGAGTACAAGCGCAACGCTAAGGTACACACACGCGCGCAAATACAATATATTGCTAACTCAATTCAAGAATTTGGGTTCAATGATCCAATTGAGATCGATGAAAACAATATGATATTGAGTGGCCACGGTCGTGTTGAAGCTGCTAAGTTGTTGGGACTTACTGAAGTGCCTTATGTTAGGTTAGAACACTTAACAGAGGATGAAAAGAAAGGTTATATCTTGGCTGCTAATGCTACGAATATGGCAACGGGTTTTGACAATGAGATACTCAACATCGAACTTAAAGACATTGAAATTGATATGACTAAGTTCGGGTTAGAGTTTGAACCTATTGAAATTGAGTTGGATAATACCAACAATGAAATTGATGATGATGATAAAGAACATCACCGTGACACAACGATAGAACAGTATAACCTATTTGATTACGATGAAAAACGTACAGAAGGCTTTTATCAGATGCCTTATATTGATGGCGTTGATCATGAGCCAACTGACTTGCAAGGCTTTAATTACGTGTTAAATAAGCCAGATTATCGCAAAGGCGTTCATTTCTACTTAGATGATTACCAATTTGAAAGAATTTGGCAACGTCCAGAATATTACATTGAAAAGCTAACAAACTTTGATTGTGTTTTAACGCCAGACTTCAGCTTATACATGGATATGCCAATAGCAATGATGGTTTGGAATGTGTACAGAAGTAGACTTATAGGCCAGTTAATGCAAGATCATGGCTTAACAGTAATACCAACCGTTTCATGGGCTGGTAAGGATAGCTTTAACTTCTGTTTCGATGGCTTGCCAACTAATTCAACGTTATCTATATCCACTATTGGAGTTAAAAGGGATAGTGATGCAATGGCAGTATGGGAAGCGGGAGTTCGTGAGATGTTAAATAGGTTAACGCCAACAAGATTAATTGTGTATGGTGGTGAATTAGAATTTGATTATGGTGAAGGTGTTGAAGTAATACACATTAGCAACGCTGTAACCGAAAGAATGAAAGAAGGTGATAAAAATGGGAAGTAGAGGAGCAAGTTCTGGAAGATTAAAGAATAAAGGTGTTCATGGTAATGGTTTAGTTGCCATTAGAAAGACTAATAACTATAAGATAGGAACTAACCCTAATAAGCTGGATGCAACAACCCAAAAAGGGTTGAAACGAATAATAAGAAGACGAACTAATCACGAAAGATTTTTAAGAGAAGAAAGAGTTAAACGCGCTAACGGCCATAAAGGTACTAACCATAATTTTTATGAACCGAAAAAGTATAGTCAATTTAGATATGCTAGGTTAATGGATGGATTAGAAATAAAAGCACAAAGGCTTAACCCACATGACCAGAAAAAGGAATATGATGCTATTAGAAATAGAATAAATTTCCTAAGAGAAAAAAATAAAAAGATTAGACCGAAAGGTTATTTGAATTACTAAAGGAGTTGAATAAATTATGGCTGGGAATGGTAATGAAAAAAGCTTAGCAAACCTTAAACCTTTTGGCACTCTGGATCCAGCCCACCATAAAGAACTATCAAGAAGGGGCGCCCACGCCGCTAATAAAGCACGGCGCAAGAAAGCTGACCTTAAGAAAGCATTAGAGGTTATACTGGCCGCTGATGTCACTGGTGAAAAAGCTAAGGACTTGTTAGAGTCGCTAGGGTTTGAAGCAACCAATGAAATGCTGTTAGCTTTCCAGATGTTCCAGCAAGCAGCTAACGGAAACGTAAGGGCCTTTGAAGCTATTACTAAAGTGACAAACGTTAAAGATAAACATGATATTGCTGAACAGAAAGCACGAACTAAATTAATAGCGCAACAAGCTAAGATGGCTGAAGCTGAACTTAAGACAAACAACAGTCAAGAAGATAAGATTTCAGACTTGTTCAAGCTGGTGGATGGTGAGATCAATGAACTTAAATAGATTATACACCCCTAAACAGATTGAAATACTTAAGCGAACCAATACAGAAGACTTTTTTATACTTGGCTTACACGGTGCTAAGCGAACTGGTAAGACTGTTATTAATAATGATATATTCTTAAGGGAATTAATAAGGGTTCGTAAGATTGCTGACAAACTTAAGATAAAAGAACCAATGTATATATTGGCTGGTGTATCGAGTAAGACAATTCAAAACAACGTATTACAAGAGATATACAATAGATACCAACTAGACATTAAATTTGATAAACACAACTCATTTACGTTGTTTGGTGTTAAGGTCGTGCAGGCCTTCACTGGTACAATCGGGGGCTTAGGTGGTATTAGAGGTATGACAGCGTTTGGCGCTTATGTCAACGAAGCATCCCTAGCCAATGAGAAAGTGTTTAAAGAGATCATATCCCGCTGTTCTGGTGATGGCGCTAGGATTGTGTTTGATACCAACCCAGACAACCCAGAACACTGGTTAAAGAAAGAATATATTGATAGCAAAAGCGAAAACATAATATCTTATCATTTTGAATTGGATGATAACACATTCTTATCACCAAGGTATATCCAGAATATTAAAGAGTCAACGCCTTCTGGTATGTTTTACGATAGAGATATTAGAGGGTTATGGGTTACTGGTGAAGGTGTTGTCTATAGTGATTTTGACAGTAACAAGCACTTTATTAATGATGTTGATAATGTTGAGTTTGAAACTTACATAGCTGGGGTTGACTGGGGTTACAGTCACTTTGGTAGTATAGTGGTGTTTGGTATAGACAAGCTAAACAACTGGTACTTACTGGAAGAACATGCTAAGCAATTCAAAGAAATAGATTATTGGGCTGATGTTGCGCTTGATATCAAGGAGCGATATGGTAACATAAACTTTTATTGTGATAGTGCAAGGTCAGAACACGTTGAACGGTTCAGACGGGAACGTATAAGGGCCATAAACGCTGATAAGAGTGTATTAAGTGGGATAGAGGAAGTGGCAAGACTTATAAAGCTTGGCCGCTTTTTTGTTGTATCTGACAAAGTGAAAGTTTTTAAGAAAGAAATTTATAACTATGTATGGGATGAAAAGACTGGGAACCCAGTAAAGGAAAATGATGATGTGATGGACTCTATGAGATATGCTATATACTCTCATATGAGATTAAAAGCTAGAAGAAAGGGGGCTGATCGCTAGATGAATACTAATAATGAATTTATAGAACAGATCCAGGCAAGTGGAATAACAAAAGAAATAATCATCAAGGTAATAGAGAAAAACATTGCCAAGATGAATAAGAATAAGACTAAATACAACCGTTATAAAGGCGTTGAAGTACCTATATTTCAACAAGAAGCGGTTAAGCTGGGTGACTTTGAAACTGGTGGTAATGTTTATCGTATTGATGACAAGATACATAATTCAGTTGCTAATAGCTATGATAGTGACATAGTCGATACTAAAACTGGTTATATGTATGGTGTACCTATTGTGTACGATTATGACAAGGAAGATGACAAACTTAAAGAAAAGATTAAAAACTTTAACTTAAGGAACTTAGCTGAAGACTTAGACAGTGAACTTGGTAAATTGGCCACTATTTGTGGTTATGCAGCAAGGTTATGTTACATCGACTTAGAAGGTAATGAACGTATTAAAAACATCAAACCTTGGGAAGCTGTATTCTTTGGTGATAACATTTCAGAACCAGTATATGCTATGCGATATGCTGTTGACAATGACAACAATATTGAATGTGAATTTTACGATGATAAGTATATTTATTACTTTAAGGGCCAAAATGGTAGCATAAACTTTGTCGATCAACAATTACATATGTTCGAGCATGTGCCACTGTTCGGAGTTAAGAACAACGATGAATTAATGGGTGATGCTGAAAAAGTGTACACATTAATAGATGCTTATGACAAGATAGTATCTGGTGCAGTCAGTGAGATAGAAGCGGGAAGGCTTGCTTACTTGGTACTTAAGGGAATGGGTGCTGATCCAGAAACATTGGAACAGTTACACAAGACTGGAGTATTTGAACTAATCGATGAAAGAATGGATATCAAGTACTTAACTAAAGATGTTAACGATACAATTATAATGAATGTGCTTGGGCTTTTAGATGATAACATTGCTAAGTTTGCTAAGACTGTAAACTTTAATGATGAAACATTTGGCGGGAATAGTTCTGGTGTTGCGATTAGATATAAACTAATGGCACTAGAAAACAAGTCAATAGTTTCAGAACGTAAGTTCAAGAGTGCTTTAATGTATCAATTTAAAGTATTATTTACAGCTTGGAAACATAGAGGTTTTAGCTTAAATGATGAGTCTTACCTGGATATGTATTTCACATTTACAAGAAACATACCAGTAAATAGACTAGAAGAAGCACAAATACTAACAACATTACAAGGCGTGGTTAGTGAAGATACAAGGTTAAGTCAATCAACATTAATAGATGATGTTGACTTTGAGAAAGAAAAGCTAGAAGAAGAAGCTTTAAGATACTCTAACGAGCCACTAGAACCGATTGAAGGTGATGAAGATGTTAACAGAACTAGAAGCAAAGATAGCGCAGTATAGCGTTGAAGCTAATGAAGCCATTGACCAGGTATTCTTGAACTTAACACAAGAGTACTTGGGCTTACTTGGCCAGATGTATGGTTCACTTAGTAATGGTGGCCAGCTTACTTGGTCACAGTTGTCAAAATATGGACGATTAAGAAAGTTCATGAAGCAGTTCGAGAGCAAAACAACTGGAGCATACAAGAGCATCTTAAAAGAGATTAGAAACTCTAATAGGAATGTATTCTTAGAGCAACGAATATACGATATATACGATACTAAGATACAAAGTGCTATTGAGATGGGTTTTGACATTCCAAGTGAGAATGTACTTAATAAGCTGCTTAACAACCCTATTGATAAGATGAAACTACCTAACGTATTAGCGCAACATCGAAGTGAGATAGTACGAGAGATACAGAAGACTATAACACAAGGTGCTATTAAGGGTGATAGTTACGAAAAGACAGCCCAGGAGATTAGTAAGAAGGTAGGAATAAGCGCAACTAAGGCGCGCCGTGTTGTACGTACAGAGAATGGACGCGCTAGAACAATGGCAACTTTAGAAAGTGATAAGCAATTAAGGAAGGCTGGTATATCAGTAAACAAGTACTGGTTAGCAACCTTAGATAGTAGGGTTAGGGCTTCACATGCAGCGCTAGACGGTCGCAAGGCTGATGAAGATGGTTATTTTCACAGTGGTGGCCATAAAGCTAAAGGGCCAAGGATGTTTGGAGTACCAAGCGAGGATATAAATTGTCGATGCCATGTACTAAGGGGTTTACCTAAGTTTAGAACATCAAGAAATTACAATGATCCTAAGTACCAGAAGAAACTGGCCAAGAGGATAACGGAACTAATTAAACATGAAGATTTAAGCAAGGGTGAAGCTGAAAAGCGCGCTAAGCGTGAAGTTGTTGCACCTAACAAAAAGATAGAATATGTCACTTATAACGAGTGGCGCAAAGATTTTATTAAAGATAACAAAGAACTTTATAAAGAAAATATAAAGAAATAAT